ATGCAGATGCTTTAAATGAATTTTATAGACAGTTTCCAAGAACAGAGTCACACGCATTTAGAGATGAAAGTAAGTCTTCATTATTTAATTTATCTAAAATATATCAGCAGATTGATTACAATGATTCTTTAATTATGCCTCAGCACGTTACTCAGGGTAGGTTTTATTGGAAAGACGGTGTAAAAGACTCAGAAGTAATATGGACTCCGGACTCAAGAGGTAGGTTTAAAGTTTCCTGGACTCCAAACAAAGGGCTTACTAATAAAAAAATATCAAAGCATGGAATCTTTTTTCCAGTAAATGAGCATATAGGGGCGTTTGGTTGTGATAGTTATGATATTTCTGGAACAGTAGGAGGTGGAGGTTCTAATGGAGCGTTGCATGGTTTAACTAAATACAATATGGAAGAAGCTCCTAGTAATGAGTTTTTTTTAGAATATGTTTCAAGACCACAAACGGCCGAGATATTTTTTGAAGATGTATTGATGGCTTGTGTATTTTATAGTATGCCAATATTGGTAGAGAATAACAAACCTAGATTACTGTATCATTTTAAAAACAGAGGGTATAGAGGGTTTAGCATGAACAGACCTGACAAGCATTACAACAAATTATCAAAGACAGAAAAAGAGCTTGGTGGTATACCGAACACTTCTGAAGATGTAAAACAATCACACGCAGCAGCTATAGAATCATACATAGAGAAGTACGTTGGCATAGATTTAGACTCAGTTTATAGGTCTTCAGATGAGATGGGCTCTATGTATTTTACAAGAACCCTAGAAGACTGGGCAAGGTTTGATATAAGTAATAGAACTAAGTTTGATGCTAGTATAAGTTCAGGTCTTGCTATAATGGCTAATCAAAAGAATGTTTATCTTCCAGAAAAAAAACAATCAAAAATAAGTCTTAACTTTGCAACATATAATAATAAAGGAATATTAAGTGAATTAATTAGATGAAAGAGGTAAATATTAACATTTCATCTGTAGGATTCCCTAGTCAGTTTGTATCTGATGCTGAGAAAGCAACCGATGAGTTTGGATTACAAATAGGACAAGCTATTCAATATGAATGGTTTCGTAAAGATTCTAACGGATGTAGGTACTACAGTCAATGGAGGGATTTCAATAGATTAAGATTATACGCACGTGGCGAACAATCTATAGCAAAGTATAAAAATGAATTAGCTGTAGATGGTGATTTATCTTATTTAAATTTAGATTGGACTCCAGTTCCTATAATACCTAAGTTTGTCGACATAGTTGTAAATGGAATGTCAGATAGATTATTCAAAGTAAACGCTTTTGCACAAGACGCTTTATCTCAAAAAGAAAGAAGTGAATTTCAAAAAACTATAGAAGGTGAAATGGCAGCAAAAGATGTTTTGTCTACCGTATTAAATAAAACAGGATTTAATGCTTTCACTATGAATCCTGATGATTTACCGCAAAATGATGAAGAGTTATCTCTTTATATGAACCTTAAATACAAACCTGCAATTGAAATTGCTGAAGAAGAAGCTATTAATACAATGTTTGAAGAGAATCATTATGTTGATGTACGTAAAAGATTAGATTATGATATAATGGTTACAGGTATGGCTGTAGCAAAGCATGAGTTTTTACCAGGAGCAGGTGTAGGTATATCTTATGTTGACCCTGCAAACATGGTTTATAGTTACACAGAAGACCCTCATTTTAAAGATTGTTTTTATTGGGGTGAAATCAAAACAGTTCCTATTGCCGAGCTAATTAAAATTGACCCTACATTAACAAATGATGATTTAGAAAAAATATCTCAGTATAGCCAAAGCTGGTATGATTATTATAACACAGCTCAGTTTTATGAGAACGATATATTTTATAGAGATACTGCAACATTAATGTACTTTAATTATAAAACCACAAAGAAGATGGTTTATAAAAAGAAAGTAAAAGATAATGGTAATATTAGTATGATAGAAAAGGATGATAGTTTTAATCCTCCAGAAGAAATGATGGAAGAAGGTAAGTTTGAAAAAGTAGAAAAAACAATTGATGTTTGGTATGATGGTGTAATGGTTATGGGAACAAACATTATATTAAAATGGGAGCTTGCTAAAAACATGGTAAGACCAAAGTCATCATCACAGCACGCTATACCAAATTATGTAGCAGTTGCACCGAGAATGTATAAAGGCGTAATTGAATCTCTTGTAAGAAGAATGATTCCTTATGCAGACCTTATACAAATGACTCATTTGAAATTACAACAAGTTATTGCTAGAACAGTGCCGGATGGTGTGTATATAGATGCAGATGGATTGAATGAAGTAGATTTGGGTACAGGCGCAGCATATAACCCGGAAGATGCTTTAAGGTTATATTTTCAAACAGGTTCTGTTATTGGTAGAAGTTATACGCAAGAAGGTGACTTTAATCAAGCTAAAGTTCCTATACAACAGCTTACAAGCAATTCAGGCGCTTCTAAAGCCTCTATGCTTATAGGTAACCTTAACCACTACTTAGATATGATTCGAGCTGTAACAGGCTTAAATGAAGCGAGAGACGGTACTATAGCAAATTCAGATGCTTTAGTAGGTGTACAAAAGTTAGCAGCATTAAGTTCTAATACCGCTACTCGTCATATATTAGACGGAAGCCTTTACATATATAGAACGTTAGCTGAAGCCTTAACTTATAGGGTAGCGGATATTTTAGAATATTCTGATTTCAAAGAGGACTTTATAAATAAGATAGGCAGATATAATGTAAGTATACTTAATGAAATATCAGATTTATATATATACGACTTTGGTGTATTTATAGAAGTATCTCCTGATGAAGAGCAACAAGCTATGTTGGAACAAAATATTCAAATGGCTTTATCAAAACAAGACATTAATTTAGAAGATGCTATTGATATACGTGAGATTAAAAATCTTAAGCTTGCTAATCAATTATTAAAAGTAAAACGTAAAGCTAAACAAGAAGAAGATAAAAAGAAAGACCAACAGAAACAGCAAGCTGTGTTGCAACAACAAATGCAATCACAACAAATGGCTGCACAAGTAGCGTTACAAAAAATTGAAGCAGAAGCTCAAGCTAAAATTCAATACAGACAAGCAGATATTGCATTTGAATTAGAAAAATTAAAAGGTGAGGCTAATTTAAAAGCCCAGCTAATGCAGCAAGAGTTTAACTATAACCTGCAGCTTCAAGGAATGAGTCAATCACAAATAAGTCAACGTGAGCAGGATAAAGAAAAAGCTAAAGCTAATAGAATTAGTCAACAAAATACACAACAATCAGAGCTTATAACTCAAAGAAAAAATAATTTACCTCCTAAAAAATTCGAATCAAACGAAGATACTTTAGATGGGTTTGATTTAGCTGAGTATGAACCTAGATAATGTGTTTAAATTTTGTGTAACTTTGCAAATAAATTAAATTAAATCTAATGGAAATTAAAGTAAGAGAAGTAACTGACGTAGAAGAAAAATCTAGTCAGCAAATAGAACAAGAGCTTTTAGAAAAGCACGAGCAAAAACTAGAAGCTGTTGAAAAAAATACTGAAAGTGTCGCACTCGACACAAATCAAGTTGAAGATGTACAAGAAAAAGAAGAAGTACAACAAGAAATAAAGGAAGAGATTGAAACTCCTCCTGTTGAAGAGCAACCTCCCGTTGAAAAGGAGTTAGCTGAAGATGAAGTTCTTTCATATATTGGAAAAAGATATGGTAAGGAAATTAACTCTATTGATGAGTTAGTTAGCACTCGTGAAGAAAGCGAACCGCTTCCTGAAGATGTAGCTGCTTACCTAAAGTATAAAAAAGAAACTGGACGTGGTTTTAATGATTTTGCAAAATTGCAAAAAGATTATTCCGATTTAAGTTCAGATGCTTTGCTAAGAGAGTATTATACAATTACAGAAGAAGGATTAGATTCTGATGACATAACATCTTTGTTAGAAGAATTCGATTATAGTGAGGAAACTCATGAACCTTCGGAAATTAAAAAATTAAAATTAGCAAAGAAAAAAGAGATTGCTAAAGCTAAAAAGTTTCTACGTGAACAGCAAGATTTATACAAACAGCCCCTTGAGTCAAGGGAA